CAGTTTGGCGACGTAGAGTCTGATAAGCCACTGGATTTACAGTGATTGATGAGTTTCAAGGGCAAGGTGGCTCGTACATCCTTGACCCAGAGACAGGCGTTCGCACTTTGGTTTCGCGGACGCTGCCACCTGACCAAACAGAGGTAATTTCCAATGCCCCTTCTAACTCGGAAACGCCTGATCCTCCTCGAATCGGAGGGGACATACGGGACGGATCCAACTCCAACCGGCGCCGACGCAGTGCTGGTGCGGGATTTGAACATCGTTCCCCTGCAGAGTGATGTAGTCAGTCGCGATCTCGTGCGTCCTTATCTGGGCGCATCTGAGCAGCTTCTGGCCAATACTCGCGTTGAATGCACCTTCAGCGTTGAGCTTGCTGGTTCTGGCACTGCTGGTACTGCTCCTCGTTATGGCAAGGCTCTGCTTGCTTGCGGGATGAGCGAAACCATTGTTGCCACCACCAGCGTCACTTACGCACCCGTTAGCGCAAGCTTCGGTAGCTGCACCATCTATTACAACATTGATGGTGTACTGCACAAGGTGACCGGCGCTCGCGGTACGTTCACCATCAACGGTGCAGTTGGCGAGATCCCGACGATTGACTTCACTTTCACTGGGATCTATAACACGCCGACTGACACTGCGTTGCCTGCTGTTACCTACGGCGACCAGGCAACTCCTGTTGTCTTCAAGAACGGCAACACCACTGGGTTCGAGCTTCTGTCCTATGCAGGTTGCCTTCAGTCGGTGTCGTTCGATGTGGGCAACAGCCTGGTGTATCGCGAGCTTGTTGGTTGTACCAAAGAGGTGCTGCTGACTGATCGCGCCTCGACTGGCAGTGTGGTTCTGGAAGCTGTGACCATGGCAACCAAGAACTACTTCACTGCTGCACTGTCCGATGGCACTCTGGGCAACCTGCTCTTCCAGCACGGTCAAACCGCAGGCAACATTGTTGATTTCGCCTCCACTCGGGTCGATATTGGCGATGTGAGCTACAGCGATCAGGATGGCATCCACATGCTGAACATCCCCTATACCTGCGTTCCCTCGACCGCAGGCAACGATGAGTTCAGCCTGGTTTACACCTAAGCTGCTGCTGGTGTGGATGAACCGAGGGCCGCTAATGCGGCCCTTTTTTGTTGGGTGTATGCTGTTGCAGTATCGCGTTCATTACGCATGGCATTTGTTCGTAAAAAAGTTAAGGTCTTCTCTTGGCCGGTCAGCATCGAAGAGCCTAGTGATGGCGGCACTTTTGACACGGTGACCTTTGACGCCAAATTCAAGCGCGTTGGTCGGAAGGAATTCCAGAAGCTTGGCGAGAAGGGCGAGCTTGACCTGTTGAAGGTGATCATGGTCGGCTGGGAGGGCATCCAGGATGAGGACGGCAAGGAGGTGCCGTTCTCGATCGAAGCGATGCGCGAGTTGTCGGACGATCCGTATTGGATTCGCGGTGTGTTGAAGGCATACACCGAGACTTTTGAGGGCGCGCGCCAGGGAAACTGAAAGAGGCTGCCGTTTACTGGACGGGCGGCGGCAAGAGAGTAGAAGACAAAACGGGTGAGGATGCTGCTGCTTTTGGCATCGTCCTACCCGAACAGCCGAAGGAAGAGTCGGTCGATTTTGAGGTGTGGGATGAAAACTGGGAGATCGTAATGATGTTTTTGCGTATGCAAACGCAATGGACGACCACGATGGCTGGCTACATGGGTTTGCGATATGACGTGATGCTGTGTGCTGGCGGGTTGTTTGACCTTTACAATGTGGACAATCGCCGCGAGATGCTGGAAGGTCTTCAGATAATGGAGGCTGCAGCGTTAAGCGAATTGGCCAAGGACAAGGATGGCTAAACAGGTAAGCGAAATTCTGGTTAAGCTTGGCATTCAAGGCGCAGAGGGCCTTGACAAGCTGAAGAGTTCTTTTCGCGAACTTGAAAAAGCTTTAGGCCCAAGCGCCGCAACGATTGAGCGTGCGCGCGAAAGCATTATTGCATTTGGTAAAGAAGGAAAAAATACAGAACAACTGATCAAAGGGCAGATTGAGGCTCTTCGTGGCCTTCAATCGCAAACCGAGCGTGGCTCTGCCGCATGGGCTGAGCTTGCTGGTGACATTGAGCGCTTCCGTCAGGCTTCGCGTAAGACGGATGGTGAGATTCAGGTTTTACGTCAGAGCATTCTTTCGGTTGCGTCTGGAACTGATCAGTCTCAAAAATCTTTACGTGAATACATAAGTGATCTGTCTCGGTTGCGTAATGAGGCCACGATTACTGGCGGCACATTTCAGGAGCTTAGTCGCGACATTGCAGCGTTGACCGGAAGGCTTCAGGAGGCTGAGCAGCAAACTCAAAAGACTGGCCGCGCCTTTGGTCGCGTACTGGGACAGGCGCTTGCTTCTACTTCGGCTGGTTTGCGCAGACAGCTTGACGGCATTAAAGAGCTAATTAACGAACAACGGGAAGTAATCGATAGTATTGATTTGCTTAGTAAAAAAGAACGTGTATTAGCAGACAATCAAGAAAAACGAGCTGCTGCGCAGGAACGTCTTAATCGCGCTCTTGTGCAGCAGCGCCAACTGCAATACGCAGAGTCAATCAGAGCTGGGCGTGAAACTGTTCGTGTGGGCGCTGCGGCTTTCAATGACCCAGGGTTTTTGAGTTTTGAACGCATTCGGCAGCAGTATGGCGATCTTCCTGATACAACCGCTGGTCTGAACCAAGAGCTAATTGAGCTGTCCGAGCGATTACTCAATACAACTCGCGGCAGTAATCTTTACGTTGAAACCGCCAATCGCATGGCGGAGATTCAGCGTGAGTTGCGGACTGAACTGACTGGAACCGCCGAAGCTTTCCGCAAGCTTGGCATTGCGCAAGATGGCGTTGAGCGCCGAGCCGGCAAGCTTGCTGATATTCAGGAATACTACAGGACACAAGGGCCTCTTGCGCCGGGTGTTGGTGGCTATCGCGATCCGGCAACCGGGGTCATGATCATGGCCGGAGCCAGGACTCCTGGTCGCATTCGTGTTGAAGAAAGCGCATATCCCACCCCAATCGGCCCACAACCTTTCCCTGAGGCGGGACGTAGGGCGCAGGAGCAAATTCAACGCTCTCTTGATGACGTAAATCGAATTTATGAAGACGCGCGAGTGCGTCGAGCTGAAATTCAAACGAAATATGACCAGATTCACATTGACAAACTTTTAGAAGGACTTGAACTTGAAGGTCAAGTTCGCGAAAAAGGATTCAAGGATGAGCTTGCTGCTTTTGATCGTCAGCTTGAGGCAAGAGACCGCCGTCGCCGCCGTCGCCTGACAACCGGTCAAGCTGTTCAATCTGCTGGCGCCATTATTTCTGGCGGCATCTTTGGTGGCCCTGAAGGCTTTGCTGGCGGTCTTGGTGGTTTTGCCGCTGGTCTTGCAATTCCAGGACTCGGCCCTGTTGGTGGTGCATTTGCGGGTGCTGCTGCTGGTGCGCAGCTTGGAGCTATCAGGCAGCAGCTTGGAGTCTTCGCTCAACAAGCGGCGGAAATTTCAAAATTGCGCCGAGGCTTGGCCGGTGTTTCCGTTGATCTGGATGATTTCGCTAAAGCTATTCAGGCGACTCAAGCTGCTAGCGACTCTCTCTTAATTCCCTTAAGTCAAACTATTCGTTTTTACACCCAGTTGCGGGCTTCAACTGTTGAGCTTAATTACAGCACTGAAGATACTAGGCAGATCCTTGAAGGTACTGCCTCTGCAGTGCTCAAGGCTGGCGGAAGTCTAGAAGATGTAAATGGCGCAATGCGTGCCGTTATTCAAATTCTCAGCAAAGGCAAAGTTTCTGCCGAGGAAATGAGGGGGCAGTTGGGTGAAAGATTGCCCGGTGCCGTTATTAAATTTGCACAGGTTAATAATATGTCCGTTCAAGAGCTTGATAAAGCTTTTGAAAGCGGCCAAGTCACTCTTGATAAGTTTTTTAATTTTGCAAAGAAAAATTACAAAGACGGAGAGAAGTACGCCAGCGACATGGCGACTGGCACCGAGTTTGCTGGGCAGCGCATGGAGAAAGCGCTCGAACGTCTTCGCTTAGCAATTGGACGTCGACTCAAAGAAAGCGGCGCTGGCTTCCAGGATTTTGTTACAGAAGTCGTCAATAGTCTTCTTTGGGCCGGTGGTGAGCTAGAGCGCTTTGGAGGGAAAGTTGAAGAATTTTTGGGCGGCGGCCGGACTGGAGTTGCTGGGTCATCAAAAGAGATTGCTGAGCGCATTATTGGTGGCGGCCTTTCAGTGCAAGATTTAGAAGCCGCCGCAGAGGAGTACACAAGCAAAATCAACGAACTTGAAGATCGTTTTGCCGCTCAAAAAGATAGAAACATTTTCCAGCAATTATTTGATGAGACCCTTGGCCAAGGCACAATTACCGAAAAGCAGCTTAAAACAACTGTTGATTTTTATCTTAGTCAATTAAACAAAATCGACGCTGCACGCCGACAAGCGGAAAAAGCAACGAGAGAAGGCAAGAGGGGGCCCGGAGCGGGCACCGAAGATCCTCTGACGCCGGAACAGCGCGAGAAGCTTGCTCAACAGTACTTACAGGCAGTGGAACAGCGGGAAGAATCGCTGTTTGACGCCCGCCGCCAACGCGAAGAACAAATTGCAAAAATCAGAAAAGATGCAGTTGAGCAAGCAGCGCAGATTGAGCGGCAGCTTGGCGATGAGCGGCGTCAAATTGAACGGGATATTGAACGCACTCGTCGTGAAATGGAGTTCGGCGCTGGCGAGATAGATCGCTTGCGTCGGCTTGCTGCTGGCGAAGACCCTGAGGTTATTGAGGCTGAACGTAAGGCTGCAGAAATCAGTCAGCGCGCCACTGAGGATCGTATCAAGATTCAGGAAGACCTGCTTGACAAAGAGCTTGAGCAGCAACGCACAATCGCAGATTTCCAGAAAAACACCGCAAAACAAATTGCGGAAGCGAATGAAGGCTACGCAAAACGAGTTGGCGAAATTCAACGTGATTTTGCAAAAGCTTCAGCAAAGATCATTGAAGAAGGAAGTGGCGTTGCAGCCAAGCGCATCACGCTTGCGGCTCAGATTGTTTCGCAGGTGTTACAGCGAAGTGCGATCAATCAAATGCAGGTTAATTTTGGCCGCACACCAATTTCTGAGCCGATTGGGTTCGAAAATGGTCGGCCAGTTTACAGGGAAGGCGGAGAGATCCCTCCTCAACTAAAAATTATTGACATGAAGCTGGAGCAATTGCTCCGTAAATTAACAGAGGTGAAGCCCGCGCAGTCTTCTATCTCTGGCCGCCGTGTCAGCTCGACTGGCATCGGCGAGCAATTCCTCGGTTTGCTGGGCGCCGAGCGCGGTTACGAGGATGTTGCGGGGTTAATGCCTCTGCCTATTCAGCGCATGCAACAGCAGGCTGCTCGACCGCTGCGGATGATTTGGCAGCAGATCCAAGGAGCCATGGAGGGTGTTTACAGGGCAACAGAGAAAGAAATTAAAAATACATTCAAGCCCGATCCAGCCAGGAACCAGCAAGTGCTTCGGCGAATCCAGAGGACCCAAGAAGCAATTCTCAACTGGAATCCTCTTGAGGCTCAATGGAAAGAAACTGAAAATCAAATGCGTGAGCAAAAGCGAAGCAGGACTATTCCTACCCCAGCTTCTGCCGTCGCAAGCATCGTCAAAACGCTTTTAGATCCAATTGTTGATCGTGTTAATGAAGCAGAGAAACAGTCCGCAAGACTGACGCCTCAGCTTGGATCTCCGGAATATGCACGAATTTTTAGCGCCAATCTTGGGTCCTCGCGTGACCTGAGCTTCATGCTCAGTGACAACGAAAAAGCTATAATCAAGAAAACAATTTTAGATGTATTCAAGGCCACTAAGGCCGAAGCATTCAGTCTGCCTCGGCAATTCACTTCTGCAGAGCAAAAAATTAACGCATTAAACGAATTAAGCAGGTACGAAAGCAAAATTGAAGAGTCTGCGGTGAATGCGGCTAATTCGCTGCGATCGGTCGTTAGAAATTTCCCAGGCTTTTACGAAGAAGTTATTCAGGAAGCCAGGAGTGCCGGCGAAGCTTTTGCAGAAGGTGCATTGAGAAATCTTGGCCGCTTCAGGACTGCGCCTGCAGAAACAGAGCAGTGGCTGCAAGAGCAAAGAGATAGGCGCTCAAAACAGTTTTCCGATATTTTTGATCAGCCAATAATCACCCCTGGCGTCGAAAGCCAATTCGAAGGTGCAATGCTTCCGGGTCGCGGATTCAATATCTCTCGCCTTACTAGGAATTATGGAAGCATTGCAAGCGCATCCCCCGGTCCGCTTGGTTTGATCGCTCAGGCAATTCAAGGCGCAGCGCCAACATCTCAAATGAGGCAGCAAGCCGCTGAGCAGCAAACCCAACAAGTCAATCAAAACGAACTGCAACAGCAATTCGGGGTTCTATCCGAAATTACTCAAACCAGTCGAGAGACCTACAGGACACTGCAGGATCAGACTCGCGAAATTGAGTTGCAGATTAAATACCTAAGCGAAGGTCACGAACCGGCTATAGCCAGAGAGCTGACGACTTTGCAGCAGTCTTACGAGACTCAAAAGCGTCGACTGGATGTGCAAAAGCAAGCGCTTATTGACCAAGGTCAAAACGTCAATGCAGTAACTGAGCAATATAATCTTGAACTAAAAACCCTAGAAACTCTTAATCAGCAAAATCAAGAGCTTGCAATCCAAAACGAAAGACGCAATAAAGCAATTCAAGATGCTCAGCAGCTTAGGGATGCGGTCGTAAATCCATTGCAGCAAGGGCTTACTCAGTCCTTTGATCTCTTAATCAGTGGCACGGAGAACTGGGGCAACAGCCTGCGGCAAATTGCCGCGACTGTATTGCAGGATATTGCACGCCAATTGATTCAAATTTACGTGATCAATCAAGCGATTTCGGCCATTAACAAGCTCTTCCCCATGCCTGGTGGAACGATTCCGGTCGCTGCTGTCGCCGCCAACGGCATGGCTTTTGCCAAGAACGGCATCCAACCCTTCGCCATGGGCGGCATCGTCAACAAGCCGACCCTCTTCCGTTACGCCGATGGCGGGGCTGGACGGTTTGGTCTGATGGGCGAAGCCGGCCCCGAAGCGATCATCCCGCTGAAGCGTGGGCGAGATGGCAAA